CTGTGCTGACCTCTTTTATCCGGGGCATCAATGCAAATTTCCCGATGATTTCAAGTGCAGTTCTCGGTATCATCACTGCATTCATGGATGGCCTTGATCAGCTGATTCCGGAGCTGGTGCCTTTCGGCGTGAACGTTATCACGCTGTTGGTTCAAGCTTTTTTGACCTATGCTCCCAGGTTGATTTCTGCTGGTATTGCTTTGATCACGGGGTTGTTAGCCGGACTGGCCGACAAGATGCCAGAGCTGATCCCAATGGCACAGGATGCGATTCGTATGATCGTGAAGTCACTGACGGATAACCTGCCGCAGATTCTGCAGTCTGGAATGGAGATTCTATTGGCTTTGATCGACGGAATTATAGAAATTTTGCCCGAGCTGATTCCAACCGTGACTCTGGTATGCTGGTCCATCGGTCGGGCCATCATTGATAACCTACCGCAAATCATTCAAATGGGTGTTAATTTACTCCTGGCTTTGGTCGACGGGTTTCTTGGAGCTTCGGACGTCATCATGGAGATGGCGCCACAAATGATTGAAACGCTTGTTAAGGGACTTATTGAATCAATCCCGATATTACTTGAAGGAGCTTGGAAGCTTGTTCAAGCATTGTGGAAGTATTTCACCGAAACAAATTGGGCTCAGCTTGGTATCGACATCATGGTCGCCTTGGCCAACGGTGTAATCAAAGGTCTTAATACGCTCATTGGCAAGCTGAATCAATTTGATATTGACGTCCCCGATTGGGTGCCAATCATCGGAGGCAAAAACGTAAGCTTCAAACTGCCGACGATCCCGACGATTAAGGCGCCGCAGTTACCCAGTTTTGCCCAGGGCGGAATCGTCTCACAGCCCACCCTCGCAATGGTCGGCGACAACCGTCAGAGCCCCGAAGCGATTGCCCCGCTGCACGAGTTGTACGGCATGATCAAGCAGGCCGTAGCGGATGGCGGCACCGGCCTGACCGCCGGTGAAATCTACACTGCCATGCTTAACGCGCTTAACGACAGCAAGTTTGGCAGCCAAATCCGGCTGGAGGGCGACGTCAACATTGATGGGCGCAAGTTTGCGCGGATTATCGCACAGGCTGTGTGGGATGAGTTTGTTCGAATGGGTAGGCTGAAGCCTCAAACAGTGTAAGGAGATGATTCAATGGTCTATGCCGTAGATGGCGTGGCTTTTCCTGTCCAACCGGATGCCTATATGTCTATGTCGAGTGATCAGGTAGTAACCGGGGCGCAGCGTACCGTTGGCCCGGGTGCTCAGATGACAAAGGAACTGCTGGCCGAGAAATTAACGGCAAACTGTAAGTGGACGTTCCTCACGCGCGACCAGTTTTTGCGTATCAAACGGATGCGCACTGGGAAGAACTTTGTCCGCCTGCGGTATTACGATGAAAATACGGATACAATCCGAGAAGGGCAATTCTACAGCGGTACAATGACGTATGAACCAGGGCCGACAGATGCGAGCGGGAAGCCGGCGCACTACAAAAATATATCGTGGCCGTTTATTGAACGATAGAAAGGAGGCCCCTATGCTCACCGTCCCGCAAGAATACCACACTTATAGCGCCGCCTCTGAACGCCGCACAGACCTAGTCGTCCGGCTCGATCCATTAAGCTGGCCGACAAACATCAACGCCCACGGCACCGCGCACAGCCTTTGTATGCCCATCCAATGGGACAAATCTCCTCCCCACCGTCTCTATGCCACAGGAGAGTACAACCGCACGCCCCTCGACGGCCGGGCGCTCGTCAACGGCTGGGCCGGGCAGGTCTGCGGCTATCTCTCCGACGCCCTGTCCGATCAGGACGGCATGTTTGCCGCAGACACTGTCAAACTCAGCTGTACCCGCAATGGCGGTGCGATCAGCGTTTTGACCATCTGCTTTGATCCCGCAGCCAATGAATACGCCGTAGACTTTGACGTCACAATCGACGGCGCGTCGTCCACAGAGACCTATCATCAAGAATGGCACATCCGCAACAATGACCAGCCCATTGTGCACATCACCGGTATCCGCGCCGCCTACGATACTGTTACGGTCACCGTCAGTAAGTGGAGCCATCCCTTCCACCGGGCACGCATCCGCGAGATCGCAAACGGCGTGTTATTCGAGGCCACCGGAGATAGCCTCTACTCGTGCAACCTGATCTCCGAATCCGATCCCACCAACCAATCCATCCCCGCCGGCGAATGTACCCTGACCTATCCCGATCCCTTGGGCATGTTCGACCCGGCGAACCCCGCGGGCGTGGCATCTGCTGTCCGGTCGGATCAGATCATGACCGTCTGGATTGGCGTATCCGACGGGCAGCACAAGCCTGTCTATGCCAAAGTCGGCGCCTACTATTGCCCAAAAGCCACCAGCAAGGGCGGCACAGGCGAGCTGCATGCCGTGGATATCCTCGGAAAATTGCAGGGCGCAGCAAAGCCCAACGCCCGCTCCCTTGACCACCTCCATAATCAGAGCCTCGCGGATTTCGTGCTCGGCCTTGGGGCTAGCCCGTGGATCCCGGCGACGGATTTTACAGGATCGGCCCCGACTGCCTTTGATAAAGGCACAAACCGCCTGGAGTGCCTGCGATATGTATCGCAATACCTGCACAAGCTGCTGTATGTCGACGCGGACGGCAATGCCCGGCTGACCGCCATGTCCCGTACGCCGGTTGCCGTAATCCCGCTGGATCAGTCATATGAGCATCCGTCCATTGAGGCGCGTGAGGAGCTCGGCGGCATTGATTACACCTGGCACCGGTATGAAGATACGGGCGAAGAAATCCTTGCGGCTACCGCCGCCATACAGACCGCCAAAGGCGTGCCTGCCACTTACACGGCGATTACGGAGGAGCCGGTCGCATACACCCGCTGCGAAGTGGAGCATCCTTACGCAAGCGACTTTGTTGTGACGCTGGTCTCAGCGACCTCCTATGCAATCCGGATTACTGTCAGGACGGACGCTGTGTTTACGGATCCGGATGAGTACAATGTCACGGTCAGGCTGTACGGCAAAAAGATTGAGGATCAGACAGGCTCCGGCACGTCTGAAAAGGACAGCGTGATCAACAAGGAGCAGAACCGCATGTCCGTCGACAACCCAATCCCGGTCGGCATACTCGATCGGCTCACCTGGGGTATGTATCTCCGGCGGACCTACGGCAAGGCGGACATCACCTGCAACTGGCGTGGGGATGCGTCCCTGCAAGTGGGTGACCCGGTCACGGTAGAGGGCAAATACGGCCCTCTGAACGGCGTGATCATCAAGCAGGAGATCGATTACGACGGGGCGCTCACGATGCGCACTACGGTCCGCCAGCCGGATTGGATGATCAATCTGGGAGGTGAGGGCTGATGCATATTAAGACGGGCTGGACGCCCCGAGACTATCTTGACCTGTATGTAACGGACGACGGCGAGACGTTTGACCTGGTGCAGGGCGGCCAGGCAGGCAATAACGATGCTCTGGCCTTCAACCGGATCCTCGCAAACTGCAAGACCATCGCGGATACATACAACAAAATATTCGGTACGGCGTGGGGCTATGGCTTCACGCCGTTTTCCGTGCAGTCGATTTACTCCGCCGCCAATTTACAATTGATTGAAAATCGCTGCGGGGAGCTTGCCCGGGCATTTGGGCTGGATTACAGCGGCAGGACCTGGGCGGCAGGGGATGTCGTTGATTATCGGGATTTAAACCGCTGGGAGGCGCCGTTTACCTTTTTAGAACGGTATGAAGACAAAACAGCAGATGATTTTGACGTCATCCGCTGCGGCACGATCCTGTGTGGCGGCGTGCCGGGAGATTACCGGTATCATTTCTGCGGCGATTTTTATTGCGGCGACAGCACAGCTTACTTTAAATAACGGAGGTAAAATTCTATGGCCTATCAGAAAACACAGTGGAAGGATCATATTGAGGGCGTGCAAGTAGGCACACCGGTCAATGCGGTCAACATGAACAAAATCGAGGAAGGGATTGCTGCCGCAGCGGCCGCTGAAAGCGGCACCTGCTCTATGTGGACATTGCGTAGGGATAACGACTATGGCACCCAGCCGCGAGATGTGACATGGTACAAGATCGGCAAGTTTTGTCTGATTCCTGCGGTCTTTACCGCGACGCAAACTGCATCTCGCGTCCGGACTATTGCTGGCTTACCGTATCCGGCAAAGGACTATACCTGCGTGCCCATGTCATACGCGCCCGTGTCAGGTACCGCATCCCTGATGGGGACAATAGATGCCGGTAAGACGGAGGTCAACATACAATGGCTGGCAGACAATGTGTCCGGAAACGACGGCAAGTATTATGATATCCGAGTAAATATCATCTACCGGGTGGAGGATTGATGTGATTGGGCAGGCCGCAGCATCCCATATCTACATTGGAGCTGCAATCATATTAGCGATATTGGTCACGTCGATCTTCGGCGCGGCCTTATCAATTATATTATCAACAAGGAGCGATCAACATGAGCAAAAAAGTGTGTTTAGACTGTGGGCACGGTGGGAGCGATCCGGGAGCCGTAAACGATCCGCGGGAAGAAAAGACGGACGTATTGAAAATTGGTTTGAAAGTGCGCGATCTGTTAACCGCACAGGGGATCAATGTGGTATTGACTAGAGCGTCGGACAAAAAAGTTGAGATTGACGAGCGGTGCAGAATTGCCAACGCCGCGAAGTGTGATTACTTTTTGAGCATCCACCGGAATGCTGCTACACCGGATGCAGCGGGAAATGAAATTTGGGTACACAGCCAAGCTGTGGCACATGTCGTGGACAAGGCACAAAAAATCCTGAACGCGGTATGTGCGGTTGCCGGGAAGAACCGGGGCGTAAAGAAAGGCGCGGCGGGGAATTACACGGATTACGGTGTGAACCGGGATACGGATATGCCGTCCGCCCTGTTGGAGCTTGGATTTATCACATCGGACACGGATAACAAGTATTTTGATACCCACTTTGACGCATACGCAAAGGCAATTGCGAAGGGTGTATGTGCTGCACTGGGCGTGGACTATAAGGATCCTCAGCCAGCCCCCACAAAGCCCTCCACGGGCGGCAAAATTGAAAAAGGCGATATCGTCCACTTTGCGGGTGGGAAGGTATATGCCTCATCCACGGCAACGGCAGCAACCAGTACGCGCGGCGCAAGCAAATGCAAAGTAACGGCAACCGCACCGGGCGCAAAGCATCCCTTCCACTGTATCAGCGAGGATGGCAAGGGCGTGTATGGCTGGGTTGATGCGGCGGCTATTGAGCAAAATGGCGAGGCGGCCCCTGTTCAGCCGGTAAACCGGTATCGGGCAGGGCGGAAAATTGCGATTTCCAATGCCTCGCTTTATGCATCCTCCACTGCAAAAACCGCAGCGCGAAAGCTTAGCGGAACGTATTATCTATATGATGGCAAAGCTTTCAGCGGGCGCTACCGGATTACCCCACGCGCAGATTGGGTGGGCAAAACACCAATTGCAGGCTATGTAACAGGCTATATCGGCCAGGCGGATATCCCGCCGCATTAAGGCAAAGCTAAAGGGCTTGCCGCCTGCTATTCACAGACTACAAGCCCTTTCTGCCGCTTAATTAATTTTTTTGTCTAACTTTTTGGGGTCACTTCAAATCATATCGCAGGGCCGGTTTTTTCGATGATGAAAGAGATAAGTAGTCGCACAAAATCCGCCATGGATACACGGCAAAAGAGCTTCGCGCTGTTTATGCAGGCAGGCGAACGATGTTTGCCCGCAGGCCGCGGAATCAATAAAAACGACGATGGCTCTCACATCAACTGCAAGCCCGTTTGTGATGCAGCCTGCCGCAAGCTTACAGAGCAAAGAGAAGCATTCAGCTTATGGATCAGAAACGGTTACCGGCTATTCTTGATTCAATGATGAAAAAAAGCCATTCCCATCACTTTTTCAAACCGGGGCAAAATCCCTTCTCCCCTTTTCTTTAAATGGCAATAATTTTGGCACATATCATAGCCCGGTATCACATTGCCTTCTATGAGCAAAGGCCCATCCACCCCAATTGCCACATCCCAACCAATATATCCGACCTGCGGCACAACCAAAGCCGCCCTTTTTACTAACATTACCGCCTCATGGAAGCACGGCACCTGAAACCCCACAAACGGAACGCCCGATTCCGCATGGCAAGCATAAAAGCGCTCTTCCAGCTCGCAAAAAGCGTCATGAAACACCATACCGTTTTCATCCACCGGCGCATACATCCCGCCGCTGCAAATATTGTCAATGCACTGCCCTTTCCCACCCACGCGGATGAGTGCATACATCACATAGGGTTCCCCATTTGTCAGCAAGGTAACAACCCGCAGCGTATTGATCGAGCCCGGATGCAGCCGCTCCATCTCCGGGTGCTGCCGGATTGTCTCCTCCACGAGATATTGCCCGCGCCCGCGCAGCTGGTGATATAGCGCACTTGAATCCGGATACTCTTCCACAAAAACGCGGCTAACGCCCTGACCGCCAAAGCTATCTACCTCTTTGGCAAAAAAATCCTCCCGATCCTTTATAAAGTCGGCAAAAGCCGCCACATCCGCCGTGCGCAGATCGAGCCATTCCCGCCCGAGGAAGCGATGGAACCGCTCATTAAAGGCGCATTTTTGGTCAAAAAGATACGTATACGCTTTGTCGTTTACCGCACGCACGAGCGCCAGGTTATCATCCATCGTCATGAATGTTTTACGCGCTTCCCCATGGATAAACGCGAAGCCAAACACCTTATAATCCAGATATCCAATCCCATAGCGCACCACACACCAAAGCATGTCGATCAAAATCAACAAGCGAGGCCTGTGCGATTCCCGGCTGATCGCACGGATCAGCCGGAACATCCGCTTCAAGCTCGACGCATGCATCCGCCTTAAAAACGTTTTCCACTTCATTGCATTTCATCTGCTCTCTGCCATTTTTCTGCGAAATTTTCCTCACCTTCAGCTTGTGTGAAAAGGCATGCGCTATACAGTGTAAAAATTGGCGAAAAGAAGCCTGTTGTAATCGCTATGATTATGGCATAGAAGAAGATGATCTTGCTTCCAATAGAATAAATTACAAGCATTTTAACCAAATTGATAAAAATAAGTAACCATTGTAAAAAAATGAAAATTTTTGTGATACACAAAACACGAAAGATGATTTTTCAATGCTTTAAACATGGTTCAAACCTATTTGGCAAAAAATTAGCGGGCCATCCTGTGACAGCCCGCGGATCTTCACTTTATTTTCTGACCGCGCGGGGCGCCTTACGCCTGCTCCAGCCGCACCTTTAAGGTTTTAATTTCAAACGGCCTGAAATGCAGCCGGAGCCGGTTGCCTTCCACTTGGAGCAAGGCCTCATTTTCCTCCATCATATCGCACTGCGCCGCCATTTCCATTAAACGCCCGAAACGAATGCTGCAATCTGTCGCACGGTTCCACGTTTCATAAAGCCGCAGAATCAGCGCATCGCTATCCTCCGCGCGCTTCACCGTTTCCAGGATAATGTTATCCGCATCCACGCAGGCGAGAGAAAAGCGCTCCGGCCATGCACCCTTTTGAGCATTGCTAAACATTGTGTAGAGTGGGCAGTTGAGCGAATAGCCCTCTTGCACCACACGGGAAATGGCAGCCGGGCCTGCGTGCGGATAAAGCGAGTAGGTAAAGGTGTGATGGGTGCAATCCTGTTTCGGCTGCGGATCGTTTGCGCTGCGCAGCAAGGTGAGGGCAATATGCCCATCCTTTGCCGAATAGCCATATTTGCAATCATTGAGCACAGCAAGGCCAAAGCTGTTATCGCTTAAATCCGCCCATTTATGCGCGCAGGATTCAAACTGTGCAAAATCCCAAAGCGTATTTTCATGTGTTACTCGCTCAATATTGCCGAACTGGATATCAAACGTCGCCTTCACGGCATTGACATCCACCGGGAAATCCGCTTTGAGCAGCAGATAGCTGTCGTCCCAGTCGATTTCATTGCGGATATCGATCCGATCCAGCTCTGCGTAAGCCGTAATATACTGGCGGATCACAGAATGCAGGAACTTTCGCTCTACGAGCACCACGGCCCGTACCGGCCCACACTCAAGCACTTCTGCATGGGATACATCGCTCAAAACCCAGGATTT